GCATCGTATGACCCGGCTGCATTCTCGCCCACCTGCCAACTAGCGCGAAACCTACCGGTATCAACTGGGCTGGCTTGCTTTAGCAGGCTGTCAGTTTCCAGCACCGCTGCACGCAGCAACTTTTCCATCTGCTGATTGCAGTAGTCGCCAATATCACCAACGCGGATAGTGCGTGCCATCAGTCCCTCAGGATCAGCTCGTAAGTGATTGGCTCGTTGTCCTGCTCGATGGTGCGCACCTGAATCACTTGCAGCGTACGGCCGCCAATGATGACGCGATCAGCCATCGTAGGTGTTGCTGCCGTATCTGCTGCAGCAACGATCAGCCGCTTGTCGCCAGCTTGGATCAGATCATTCACCTCACGCAGGTTCACATCTTCCAGCACACCACGCAGTTCAGTGTCGCTAGTGGCTTCGCTAACGGTGCCCGTCGTTGGGTTGTAAACGCCAGGTGTTACGCGGCGTAGTGTTGCAACACCGCCAAACTTTGCCATCAACTTGCTGGCAACTTTCCGTAGCGGGTTTGCAAGTGACATCAGAGTTTATAGGCTACGCAATGGCCATTCTGTAGTTTGATGCTACTAAACACGCCGTATAGAGTTGTTGCGCCGTCAAAGGTTTGCCCTGACAGCGTGTTGCCGTCGTAGTTTTGCGTAACAATGGCATCAATATGGGTATTGGTTGTGAAATGAATTGCGCCCCAGCGCCCTGTATACGTCGCGGTATCACCAATAAATGTTGCACCTATCGAGTAGTCAATGCCAAAATAGTTAGGCTGGCTCATTGTCAAAGCCTATAAGCGACGACAGTGCCGCTAGTCAATGTGATGCTGGTGAATACGCCGCAGATCTCAGTGCTTGCCTTAAACGGGATAGCCGACAGCGTATTGCCGGTCCAGTCTTGAGCAGTCAAGCTAGCGATCACCGAATCCTCAAGCGCAACGATCTTGCCGAAGCGACCAGTATGCGCTGCGGTATCATCAATAAACTCAGCACCGGGATAGGCGTAATCCATGGTCAGCTCCGCTTGATGGCAACGTTACCTGGTCCACTGATTCTAAGCCCTGTCAGGTAGCGTTCCATGATTGGTGGCACCTTATCAACGCCAACAGCTCCGTAGCCAAGGTTAGGCGTCACATTAAGGCTGCCGACTTGGACATTCTTGAAGTCTTCCAGTCCGCTAAGACCAAGCCCGTCTGGGTTGTTGTTGAGATAAACGGCCAGCACCACCTGCGCACGCTTGACTTGATCTGGGATTTCGGTGTCGGCGAAATAGTCGGTGGTAATACGGAACGGAAAGCCAACGGCGTAGGTGTTGATGTAGGTGTCAGGCTTGCGAACACCAGTTCGCGGCCATTGCATTGATTGGGTATCAGTAGAGCGAGCACCAAGAAAGCGTTCACGATCAAGCCTCTGCGCAGCGGAATACAACGCACGGTTTTTGTTGTCCGTGGTAGCGGTGCCCCATGCTGTCGCATCAGCGTCTAGCACCATGCCGTCAATAATCAACTGCGCATCAGCCAACGTCAGGTACGAGTTTGCGTCTGCCGCGTTTGGCGTGGCGATTATCGTGATTGCCATTGTCCGGCTCCGTTGGTATCAGTGTAGGCTCTGCAATAGAAAGAGAGGCCGCCTCCGTAGAAGCAGCCTCCTGTTCACGCAGTCGCCGGAAGGCGAACAAGCCCATTAAGCAGCAGCGCCCTTGATGACTGCAAAGCTAAGCACAATTGCTTGGCTTAGCGATCCACCAGATACGTTGCGCACTGTGACTGCAAACGATCCCGCCGCGACCGCATTGGCCAGAACGGAATATGCGCCAGCAGTGCCGGCTGATGCATGGTTAACAATCACAACATCAGTTGCAGCTATAGAGCTGTTTGTGACGGTGAAAGAAACGTTTGTAGCATCAGCCAAAGCAGCACCGTTCATGGTGATTGATCCTGAAGGAAAGTTCAGGGTTACACCAGTGCTCTTGCTAGTTGCTTGGGTGACAGCGCCACCAAGCCCAACTGGATAGCCGATCGCATTGCCGGCTACGGTTTCAAAGATAGAAGCCATGATTAGTTACCTCAATCGAAGTTAGAGGTGTTTGTAGCCCGCACGATCCCAAGGTTCTTGAGTTCGTACACCTTCGACCAGTTACCAACTGTTGCCAGTTGAGCGCGAGTCGGGTTAGAGGTTGTTACACCCCACTTGCTGCCAACAGGGTGGTAGCAGTAGTGCAGGTCGATCGACATGGCATCACTCTTAGCGAGGATGTCACGGTCGGTTTCAGTCTGCATCCCCATCTGCTCACCAGAGGCAACAGCGCCTTGGGTGAAGAAGTAGGTGGCATACTCAGATGAGCTGCCGCTGCCTTCAGTTTGCACATCATCCGAAACAATTACCCTCAATCCCATATACACGGGAACTGAGTTGTCACCGCCGTAAGCGCCAACCAAGCTGCCGCCAGATTGGGTGGTAGTAGTGCCGCGAGCATCAAGGGTGCTGACATAATCAATCGCCTTGCGCTCAACTAAGTCGTAGTAGACCTTGGAGTGCATGGCAACAGCAGCCAGCTTGTCACCTTGATCACCCAGCAGGCTGCGGGCTTCCGCAACGTGACGGGGGCTCAGCACAGTCGGAGTGTCGCCAGATTCGCCGTCGATGGTTAGACCAAAGAAAGCAGCAGATGCGCTAGTGGTGCCAAGGGTGCCGAAGACACCAGCAAGGCAAGACAGCAAATCCTTCTGCCGTTGGTTGGCAACGTAATCAGCGATCTTGGCGCCGATAGCAGCCATGGGGTCAGCGCCAGCAGCAAGTGCTGCAAGGTCGCGTGACTCAAAGGCACGGCCACGGTGCAGGATGACGCCGACTTGCTTATCAGCAGTGATCTTGCCAGGTGTCAGTGAGGTGCTGTCAGTCAGCACTTCAAAGTCGCCAGACAGGTTGGCTTTGAAAAAAGGGACATTAATAAAGTCACCACCCTCTTGAGAATTTAGCTCAGCCATCGGTTGAACCACGCCGCTAGCCAAGAAGGCATCACGAAGGGTGGTTTGCTCAATGACGTAAGGCGTGAAAATCTCGGGGATGATGATGTCAGAGCGAAGAGTCGCCATGAGTCATCTCGGGGAAATGGTTTACGGTGTGGGCGCAGCCCGATCACCAGCGCAGCCGGTTGCAGATAGCTTAGCGTGCTGCAGCAGTTTTTAATCGTTCGTACATATCACGGTCTGTACGAAACAGTCGTGATTGCTCGGTGAGATTAAATGACTCCTGCGCGAATGGGTTTTTGATGCCCAGCGGCATTTCCCCACTGCTGCGCCCTGATGGTGCGCCGCTACCTTGTGGCCTTGGCTGCTTTTGCATCCATGCTGGCAGCGTCTTGGCCCATTCGCTAACTGGTGTGCGCTGGTAGCCATCGACTACTACCACCGTGCCATCTGGCTCGCGCTCGATTTGGTCACTGCTCAACTTGGTCTTGAGCACCATATCAGGATCATGCACCAGATCAGCTAGTGCTGTTACTGCTGGCGTAACAAGTTCAAGTTCGCGGACGCGGGATTCAAGTTCTGTGATGCGCTGGTCCTTTTGCGCCGTCGCCTCACGGTACTGCTGCTCCAAAGCTTGTCTTGCTTCGGAGTACTTACCTTGCGATTCAAGTTCGGATTGCTCAGCGCGTCGCTTGAACTCAAGTAGCTCATCGACATCAACGCCATCCGGTAACTTCTTTGACTTAGCAGTGCGCAGCTCAGCAATCAACTCTTGGTTCTTGCGTTCCAGTGCTTCGATGCTGCGTTGCATTGCATCAGTAGCCGCAGGCTCCTGAGTTTGGATTTCTTCAGACATGCTTATCCCGCAGGGATATAGTGCGTCACCACTTTACCTTATCCGCCCAGTAAGCAGCGCTTAGCTTACCTTTGGCGATGTTGCTAGCGTGCCTAGCCTTAAATGATGCCCTTCTGGCTTTGTCTGCTGCTGATTCTCCTGTTCGTGCTGGTGAGCCTGATACGCCCTGCTGACCAAACCTAATCAGCTTGATGGTGTCGCCTTCTTTGGCGAGCACCGCGTGCGACTTGTTGGGGTTACTAGGCGTCCGCTTGGGTTTGTTGTAACCCTCAAACTGCTCGCCGCGATAGGTGATCACTTCTTCTTGGGCTTAGGCTTCTTGGCGGTTTTAGCAGCAGCCTTAAATGCAGCAGCAGATGGCCTGCCAGCTTCGCCCTTGCGGGCCATGCGCTCCTTGCTGCCAGCCTCAATGCGCTCGCGTTTTGCGTTGATGTTGGCGTATAGGCCTGGTTTCTTCAGCGGCATAACGCCAGTCCTCAATACCTAGTAGCAGGCTAGCGCCATCTGCTGTTGCCCATCCTTTATCGGTGTAAATAGCTGGCACCCATGCCTCACCTGCTAATGCATCGACAGGATCAGAGCTGACCGTAAACAGTCCCTCGTTGCGAAAGTGCCGCAGGCTAGGCAGGTCCATATCGTTTGCGGAGCTGCTCTAATGTTACCTCTGCGCCATCATCACGCACCAGCTTTGCAATGGCATTGCGTGGCCCGTACTTATCGGCCAGCTTGTTGAAGTATGCAACCTTGCCGGGGCCAAGCGCTTCGGCTTGCACGCTGCGTGGTTGCTTTGCTAGCCACTCGCCATAGCTTTGATTGATCGGCACCTGGCCATCTTTACTAGCTCTGGTTGCCGTGGTAGATGGCGGCAGGATGTCTGGGTCAATCACCGGCACTGTCGTTGACCTGCAGTTGAAGTGCTGCGGCGGTGTTGGCCCCTTGCCGTATTCAAACTCTCGACCATCCAATGCACGACAAATGCTGCTGGTGCGGGTATCCAGTGTTGCCACATAGCGATACTTCTTGGTGATGTCTTGGTTGGCTTCATATACCTGTTGGCTGGCGGTGTTTGCAACTTGATTGATGCTGGTGCGAACTAGCGTGATGATCTGATTATCAGCTACGGCTGTCGCTTGCCCGCCTGCTGCTACCAGTTGCCGGACAGTCTTGGCTTCCTCGCCAAATTGCAAGTTGCCAATCAACCGCTTGGCGATGCTCGGTGTGGTTTCACCTGTCAGCAGCCCCTGCCGTACCACCTGGCTAAACCGCTCAGCTTGATCTACCGCGATGCCACGAAATGCCTTGGTGATGACCTCGCCATTGGGCAGCGTGATAGTGGCACCCTTGGCAGCGGTCAAGTTAAACACACCAGTGCCAGCTTGACGTGCTAATGCTTCCGCGCCTTCTACTGCTGCAAACAGGTCATCGCTCAGCGCCACCACGTTGAGCTGTGTCGGGTCAGTGGTGACCACCGACTGCGCAAACTGCGGGCTGATCTCAACGGTGCGCACTGCATCACGGCTGCCGGCAGGTAGCGTCTTGCGCAGTTCTTTAGTGACAAACTCAGATTGCAGCTCCGCTAATCCTTGCAGCTCCGTTGCGGTTAGCTCGGTTGCGTCACCTGCCCATCCGGCTAGCGACTGCTTGAGCTGCGCCAAGATGCCGCGCAACCTAGCCGCTTTGTCCGGTGCTGCTAAATCGTCAATCACCCGCAACTGGTTGACGCTATCAATGATGATGTCGTTATATGCATTGATGACACGCCGCGCCACGCTATTGCTGTAGCGGTTAAGGTCTATTGCATTGCGGTATAGCGTTTCTGGTGTGCTCATTCGATAATACCTAAATCTGCAGCGGCATACCCTGACCGAATACTTACATTAGCGCCGCGTTGTAATGCACTGGTTACTACAGCAGCAAATGCGTCATAGCCGTTCTGGCCATCTTCCATCAGTACCATCTCATCTACCTCATCAGCCTTGCCATCTACATACCAGCTAACGCGCACGATTGCTAAGATCTCCTCTGGCAATGCGCTGACGTGATAGTCAAGCTCCTGGTGTCTCGGCTTCTCCGGTTCGATCATCACTGCCACGTCGATCAACCAACTGATCAGGTTGTCGAGCAGGTTGTAGATCCATTCCCGCATTTGCTGTAGCATCCAATTCTTCCTCAACGTCGAAGTCATCACCTAGTACCTCGCCATCAGACAATTGCTGCAGCAAGGTTTCTTGGGTGATGGTCCCTGCAGTGTAAAGCTGCAGCAGGCTGTTGATCTCCTGCGGGTCAAGCCTGGTGCCCATAAAGTCACGGTTGACGTGACTGCTACCGGCGGCTTCATTTTGACCGAGGTACTGCGCGTGAAACTGCAAGCAGTTGTCGATCATATCTTGCATGTTCTGCGCAATCACCATCATCGTGCTGTCGCCTTGGCTGCGGTTAATGCGCTTGGCTTCGGCAGTTTCAGCCGTCAGCTTCTGCCCTAGCACTGCTGACAGTCCTAACTCGTTGATCTGCATCGCCAATGCTTCTAGCCGCTTGAACTGGTACTGAAAGCTGGTGCCACCTGGCTCGATGTATTCGGCGCGGCCTTCAGCGGGAAATGCAATGGCTTCACCGGGGCCAGCAGATACCTCCTCGGCGCTTGATGGGAAGCCGTAAAAGGCCAACATCGGTACTGCTGAGATGTGTAGCTGGTTGTCAAGGTCTGATTGGATCTGATACGTCTTTAGGTTCAGCTCTGCAATATCTTCCAGCGGTGGCCGTGACTCCATAAAGCCAGTGCGGTTGGCGTAGGCGATGCTGAATGGGATCGAGCTAAGGCTGGTGCGGCCTTCATCTACTACGCGGAAGTCACCCTTCTCATCCTTCTGATGGATTTCATATTCGCCAGGCGTCAATACCCGCACCTGCTGCACTAGCTTCTCGCCGTACAAGCCATCGGGCACACTGGCTACTTCTTGCAGCCTGAGCATCGTTAGCTCCTGCTTACCTTCCTTTGCTTCAGTTCTCCATCCTAAAATCTGGCGCGGCGCATATGTCACCCAATAGGGTCTACCGCCATCAGCAGGTGCATCCACCAATGTACCAACATGGCCATAACGGACCATCTTGCGGGCTGATTCGTATGTCCAGACGTTGAGGTCATTACCGTTGAGGTCAACATCAAATAACTGCTCGGTGATTGTGTCGCTGGTATCAACCAGCCTGACCGGCTTACGCGTCAACATACCAGCCAGCAACCGCTCAAGGCGCTGGTAGTACGGCGGGCATACGCTACGCGCTAGGCGGTTGTCGTATGACTCATCCTGCTCCCTAGGTTCCTGCGGTAGGTAGCGGCGATGCTTCTGCCGCATCCCAAACGTGCCTTGCAGCAGGTCTTCAATCAGAAGCCAATGCTGCTCCTGCGCGAACCACGATGAATTCGGGTCTTGAACGCGAGTTACCTTGCGCTCTGTAAGAGGACGGTCGTATGCGCCAAGGCCCGAATACATGTTCTACGTCAAGCTGCTGTCAGTGTAACGCTGTTACGGCTCACCTTAATCTCAAACTCATCGCCGGGCTTAAATGCTTCGGTGATGTATGCGCTACCAACCATTAGGTTGCCGTTGAATTGCACCTTGGTCTTGTAGCTAAGCTTGCGGCCTGCTTTCTTGCCGGTAGTTGCAAGGCTGATGCCTTTGGCTTCTAGCAATGCCTCATAGAAGGCAGTGAAGCAAACCTTGTCATCTTTGACGTAGCCGCAAGCGCGCACGATGTCAGTTTTATTGCAGTCACCAAGTTCTTTGACTTTAGCGAGCAGTTCAGATCCGGTGAGCATTGGGTAGTGAATGGTAAGCCTGTTCAATATAGCCTTACCCCGGTTCCACGTCCAGCCCCTGCATGTAATGGGTTGAATTCACGCCAGATGACGTAGCCGAGTGCATCGTTCATGTGGTCGTAACCGCCATCCTTATCGGGGTCGCCTTTCTCGCTGTAGCTCTGCAGCTCTAAGCATTCGATCACCTTGCGGCAGGTCGCTGCAATGGTGAGCCTGACCTGGCCTTTGCCATTTTCCAGCAAGGCCTGTACAGCAGCCACGCGATCACGAACGCCAGGGTTGCTCTTGGGTGATTGGTTGCTAAAGCCATAGGACTCCAATATCTGGATGTCGGTTTGGCTTGCATTGGTGCTGCGGTTGCCGCCGCTGGCATCTGGATAGACGTAGACGCGGTGATCGGGGTAGCGCCGCTTGATCTCCTGCGCTAGGGCATCGGTGTCATGGGCGCCAGAGATCTCATCAACTACTAGCAGGCTGTTGCTTTGCCTGATGGCAATAACCGCCGACATGTTGCCTACGTTGAAGTCAACGCCAACGCGCAACGGTTCGCGGCTGATGTCTGGCAGGTCGGTGACAATGTGCTTGGCGCGATCAAAGCGGTCATATACCTGGCCAGTGGTGAGGTTGACAAACTCACCGTCGAGGTATGCGCGTAGCAGTTGTGGGTCATAGTTGGCTTGCAGGCGCTCGATAAAGTCCGGCGGTAGGTGTGGGTTATCAGCAGTGCGCATCTTGATCAGCTTGCGATCCGTGCGCTGCTGTGCATCATCACTGCCGAAGGTGTTCCACATCCACCGAAACCCCTCGGGCGTCGATGCTGCGGCAAACTGCCTGACATTGCCAGACCGCAAGCGGCCAAGGATCTTAGGGAATGCCTTGTTGGCGATAGATGGCGTCACGGTGTCGATCTCATCTGCCAACACCCATGCAAGGTTCAAGCCAATGATGCGCGACCAGTTCTCAAACGAGCGGCACAGGATCTTGGTGTCACCGCCAGGCAGGTGCAACATGTACTCCGGCAGCGGGCTAGCGCGGAAGGTGTAGGGGATGTCGTACGCCTCCAAGAAGTCATCGAAGTCGTTCTGCCAAATGTCGCGGATCAATGGGCCCGTAGGCTCCATTACTGCGCCGATGAATCCTTGATTAGCTGCAGCAAGCATTACCGCCTTGGCACATAACGCTCG